TACCAAGAGGAAGAAATTAACGACAAATAGAAAGAGAAACAAATGGACATAAACAAATGGAAATCCTGTGCCGTTGACATTGATACTTATTGCCTGTTGAGGGCAATGGGTAGTCACGGCTTTAGGAAACCCGCTTCAATGATCGCTAAAATTACAGATGATGAAGTGAAGAAGATAGCTAAAAAAGAAAATATTAGTTATGAAAAAACAAAAGAGAATTTACTATCACACGGGCGAAAGCTCTTAAAAGGTAAATAATGGCCATGTCGAGCGGTGTCCGGTAGCCTGGACCCGCTCGATTAACACTTGCATTAAATTTCAAATCAATATAAAAATAAATAATCGTATTCCTGTCACCTATATGAAAAAGTGGGGTTAAACACTTTATATTCACTAATCACGAAAAACTTTAATTAACTTAAATTTTGAGAGGTTAAGGTGTATGGGTACGATAAACGTGTTTACAGTTTTCTACGATCAGTGGAAAAATTACATGCGGAGAATTCATTCCATATCTTTTCCCTCTCCGCATGTAAACTATGGAAGATTTGAATAGTATCGTTGAAGAAAAAATGGAGATCTGCAAAGGATTAACGGGTGAAGAGCGCTCGGAATTCATTGAGATGACCCTAGACGATTATAATTTTGCAATACATGTCGTTAATGAACCGAAGGTATTGAAACATTATCGTGACTTATTCGCTGAGCTTGTTAAAAATTTTGGGCATTAATTTCTCTATGGAATTGATTAGAGAAAACCGGCTACCGGAAGAACGATTATTTCAAGCGGTAATACTACAAGCTTTTGAAGACGCTTTGAGCATGGGCCAGCATAAACAAGACGCTTACGCTAAACAAGATAGTTACGATTGGTTTACTAATAAATCTAAAATATTCGATGAAATTTGTTGGTCAGGCAACTTCGATCCTGAGATAGTACGCCAAAAATTTAACGAATTGATATCAAATAAGACAATTAAGTATACTAAAGTTCAATTGAAATGGCTTAGATACAGATGGTTATATAGAGAATATCGATCTTGCACGGACAAGGGCCAACGGAGAAAAATTTTAAAAGAAATTAAAAGTATTGAGGGCCTTAAAAAGGGTGAAAAAACAAAAACCTTAATTTAAGACCCCCTAACCTAAGAGAGCAATAATGATAAACACTATTAACTAAACTTTAACATAAGGTTTGGTTTAATCAACTAATATCCTCCCCAAGGCCCGGAATTTTTTTTAATACGTTTTATCCTCCCCAGGCCCCGAGGCCGTTGTATGGCCTTTTATGGGCCTTTAATGGATAAGAATATCCTCCCCAAGGCCCGGAATTTTCTTTTTTGTTTGTCCTCCCCAGGCCCCGGAAAATTATACTATATAGATTATCTAGACCCCTGAACAAAAAAAAATGCCCAGGGGGTAAAAGAGGTGTCCCTGGTGTCCCTCTAAGCAAATTATTATTATATATCAATAACTTAAGTATGTTTTTGTGGTGTCCCTATGGTGTCCCTATGGTGTCCCTCAGGGACACCATATCACTAATATTGCATAAAGAGATACCGCTTTAATTTTTTTTGACTTGTTTCAATGTGATGAAATAATCTATATAGTATAAATATGGCCCAGATAAAAAAGATTGAAAGATCTGAAAAAGATCTCACACCAAAACAAAGAATGTTTGTTGATATCCTTGTTGCGAATTGGGGTGAGATGACTTATGCCGAGGCTTGCAAACAAGCAAAATATGAATGTAAAAACCCGACCGATTATTCCGCTATAGCCTCAAGATTATTAAATAGAAGATTAAATCCCCACATTGCAAAATATTTAGATAAAAAATATGAAGAAGAAGTAAATAAATTTTCTAAGGATAAATTAAAAAGATTTAGAAGATTAGATAAACTTTCAAAAGAGGCGGAAAAAAATAAACAATTTAATGTATCTGTTCAGGCTGAGTATAGGTCCGGACAGTTAGCGGGCATGTATGTCGATAAAAGAGAGGTTACTGTATCAGGTCTCGAGGGAATGAGCCGTGACGAATTAGAAAATAAGTTAAAAGAATTATCAACTAAAATAGACGGATACAATGCTAAAACAATCGAAGCACAAGCAACCGAAATTAAAGAGATTGAAAAATAATAGTTTTAGTGATTGGGTAAAAGTTTTTAATGAAAAGCATAACCAACATTTAAAAACAAGTGTAGGAAAAGTAAATGTCAAAACGAAAAATAACAATAAATAAAAAAGCTAAGAATTGGCAAGAAAGATATCCTATGGTCTCTGTAACCTGGCTTGATATTTTATCTGATAGCTCCTGGCAATCTATTGATCAACTTTTAAAATTAAAACTTGCAAACTGCGTAACTAAGGGGCATTTACTTTCTCAAGCAAAAGGAATTACTAGAATTTTTGGTGATTATTCCGCTAGTGAAAAAGGTGAAATCGAAGAGATAGGAAATACTACAATTATTCCAAATAGTGTTATAGTGAAAATACAAAAAATTTAGTCGAGGTTAAATGTTTGCTTACAATTATCCACTCCACAACGAGTACAAATCAAAAGCGGTAATCGAACATTTATAGGTATTAAGGATATATACCGGACCCCCTCGACTAGGCCAATTTTATTTAATTCAATTTCTTAATCTTCCTCCCTTGAGAAATAATATTATCCTCTCCAAATTTATCACTTAACATTTTTTTTAAATTAGCAACCATTTTTACCTCCCCGTGTTTTAGTTCCTTAGGCGCTGTGTATTCCTTATGTTTTTTTATAGGAATAAATTTAGTCCAGTAAGTGATAAAATTATCGTAACCGTCTTTTGGTTTTTGTTTTATAGATTTCATCGTGGACACAACCCACTCATTATTTCTAAACATGTAAATGTATTCAATCATAAAATCCCCCCTCATACTGTTCATAAAACAATATTCATTATTATGTTTTACAAAACTGTCTTCCTCCGTTTCGTAAAATTCACAACCCTCTAAAGTTTCATCGAGGTATGAAGCGCTCCCCTTATTTACTAGTTCATCTGCCTTTTTAAAATTGTTATAATGTTTTAAAAGACAATTCCCCACTCCGTCAGGGTATCCGTCCCCGTGAACATAGATCACTTTTACTTTATTATCTGCGGGATCTACCACCGCAACATTACTTCTTGTCGACATATCTATCTCCTTTTGGTTAAATTAAATTTATAAGAAACAATATCCGGGTCGTTTTCGTTTGGTATATTGTTGTTTGCATACATCACTGGACACTCCTCCAACCATTTTTCAAACTTTTTTCTAGTATCTGCTTGATGTTTTTTTGCATGGTTCTCTGAAATTACTCCGTCAATTCCATGTCTTGTTTGATCGTTCATTCTATCTCCTTTATTTCTTCTAATTCAAATTCTATAGGTTCTACTTTTGACCACCCGTCAACTTGATCAAAATCATGCATAAAATCTACAACATCACTTTCATATTGATATCCAACTGAATATTTTTTATTTTCAACCGTCAATACAACATCGCCTCCGTCAAGTTCTGTTGAAACATTATTAGTTTTAAAATATCTCTTTAATGATTGAGATATTGCGCAATTATCACAATCTAAGGGTACTCCCTTTTTTATATCTTCCTTTGTAACTTCAATATTCATTCTAATTTCCCTCCTTCTTTGTGAACATACTCCTCAATGTCTGAAAAAATACAGTTCATAGTTTCATCATTTAAATCTTCACTTGTTAAAACAACATCTTCATCATTTGGGTTCTTTAATATTATCCTAGTCCTATCCCACTGCCATGTTTTTTCTTTGCTCATTACTCCTCCTCCCCCTCTTCATCTATTATATCGTTTTCTTTACTGTCTAAATAATTTTCAACTTGTTCTCTAAATTCTCTAAATTCTTTTAAAGAAAATCCTCGTGTTCCGTCATCTATATTTTTTTCAATTTCTAAAACGTGTAAATGTATCACTCGTCCCCCTCTTCATCATCTTCATGCCAGAAAACAATATTATTCTCTATATCGTGATCTGCTTTTTTTAATTCTTCTTTTGTATAGGTATCTAGATACCCCCAATTTGTATGACCGTAATTGTCTCTACAATAATCGTCTATGTATTCACTGTGATCGCTTGCCATTATTCCTCCTCCTTTTTTGCTTTGTTAAATGATTTTGTTAATTCCTCTTGTCTCCATTTATCAGTTTCCAGATTATTTAATTTTCTAATTATCCAAAATATTAAATAAATTGGTGATAAAAATAGTGTTATTAATAATGTCGCTTTCATTATTTACTCCTCGCTTTCTTCATAACTTTCAGTAATTTGAAAGTGATCTCGATCTATTATTTCATCACCAGAAAAATCACCACTGTTCACAATCTCTTTTGCTTT